ACTACTTGGATATATATTAACATCAGATCCAGGAACTACTTGTTGTGTTGGTATACCATTTTCAACTGAACGTATTGAGATGTTTAATGGAATATTAGAATCTTTAGCTTGAACAAATAAGTCAAGTTTAGTTACAAATAATCCACCAGCCTGATCGATAATAAACGTTTGAGCAACTGGATCAATCCATGTTATTGGACTTGTAAATCTAGTAATTGTAGTTTCTGATACAACTCTCTCATCACCTATCTCAGTAGTTACAAACCTTGGAACCTTAGTTGAGATAATAACATTTTCTTTTACTTCAAGTAAACCTTGAGCATGGTATAATGTTTCAGCAAAGGTTGATTCATTAGTTTTATCATTAGTAGTTGAATCAGTTAATCTAAACTCTCGTGTTCCTGTTTTAAATTTAAGAGAAGAATTACTAGGAATAATGAATGAACCTTCTACTTTACCCGATGCATCTGTAATTAAAGCTGTATTAGATGGATGAGCAGAAACTCCGTCAAAGGTAGCAACACTTGTAGTAGTTGACCATTCGGTGAATGTTTCTTCAGCACAGAAATTTGTAACATCAGATCCATTAAAGAAAGCAAATACCTTTGTATTAGGTTTCAATAATTCACCTTTAAAGAATATTTTTCTAGAACGTATGAATGGTATAAAGTTTGTCTCTACTACTCTTGCGCCCATTTCTTTTAATTGAGTATCTGGTACTACAGTTGTTCTTAATCCAGCTCTTGACTGATTGTCTGTTGTAGTAGTTGCAGTAGTAGTTGTTTCACCACCATTTCTTCCACCTCTCCACCAGAACTCGCCTTCATCCATTCTGTTTCCGGTTGTCGAGTTAGTAACTTCAGTACCAGTCCAGTTGGTTTCCCATTCGTTCCATACTGTGCCTAGTATACCATCTTGTTCTGCCATGAATACTAGTTGATCGTATACGCCTTCGTCATCGATGATAACATCAGGTCTTACGTGTGTATCTTTCCACTCGTCTGATTCAGGAGATAGTTTAACTTGTCCACCCCAACTAAATACATTGTAAGGGTTAACAAACTCTGAAGTAGTTGCATAAGGCTGTTTAGCGTATACCGCGTGACCGAATGGTAATGTTACTAATGACCCATTTTTAACTGCTGATCCAGGAGCTGCAGCATGAACAATTAAATTAGTATTGTCTTCAAAGAACTTAGGTCTTAATATGCCATTGTTCTTATCAATTGCTATTGAATAATCTGGATGCCTTACGCTACCTACGTTATGTCCATAGAAACCATCAACCACAAATCCATTTTTTAATCTATCGACAGCACTAGAATCGAATATTTGAGTACCTGAAGCTTCTTTTTCTAATAAAGATAACGATGTATAGTATTCAAGATTCTTAATTCTTTTATCAAGAGATCCAATATCTCTCATAGTATAACGTTTGTTATCTATTTTTTCTGGAATTAGATCAGATGGTGAGAATACATAAGGCTTAAATTTAAGATTATATATTACCATTGCATCATTAGGATCTTCTGGTGCTTTAGGATTTCTATCTGCAACACCTACAACAACTTTAAATTCACCTTCTCTTGTAAGATAAAGTTTATCAATCCTTGGAAGATAATGAGATACATCTGCTAGTAATATAGAACCAGGTTTTGGCGTATCTGCATTTGAAAATCCTGTGCCAGCAGTAAATGCTGTATCAGCTGTGAATGAACCTGCTGAAGATTTAGTAGGTCTAAAGTCTAGACAATCTCTTAATTCTAAGTTACCTTTAATACCACTAAATGAAGGTATTGTTTCATATTCAGATGCTGCATATGAATTAACTGAGAAGTAATCTCCATTACCATGTTGATAATGTTCGAAAGTAACAACAACAGCCACTCCATTTGCTAATGTATCTACTGGATATAACCTACCTTCGTCGTAATAGTTATCTCTTTGACCGTTATCTAATGTAAATGATGATAGCTTATCAACTCCACCAATCGTAATTGCTGTAACCTTTTTAATATCAGATTTATCTAATGGAATAAACCCAGTAGCTGCAGCATAAGTAAATGATTGAGCACTAACTGTTTGTTTTGTTTTTGATTTTAATCCACTAGTTGCTTTTTGTACTGAGAATATAACTTGTACATGTGGTGTTCCACTTGCCATTCCAGCGATTGCACTACCAGTATTAGTAATTACTAATGTTCCGGCACCAACGTTGGAAGTTACACAACTAACTGGTACTGGGACTGGAGGATTTCCTGCAACAGCTATCATGATATCAGATTTAGATTGTAATGTTCCACCAAAGCTACTGAATGATGCAGCCGCACTAGCGCCTGTTCCAGAAACCGAAGCTTCAACTCTTTGTCTTGTAACATACCTTGGAGCATCTTGTGGAGTTGAATCTAGTAGAGATTTTACTGCAGTGTATGGTAATCTAAATAGCAATCCATTATTACCAGTATCGTATCTTGCACCAACAGTTCCTTTTAAATCAGCTGCAAAGTTTTGCCCACTTGAATTTGCTTGACTGAGACTTCTTACAGAGTTGAAAGTATTAGAACCCGACATTGTTATATCGAATAGAAATAAATGCCATATCGTTGCACTGAATTGCTCGAATCCTCTGACTCTTGCTGTTCCAATAACGCTTCCGCCACCTGTTATAGCACTGTGTAAGCTTATTGTTTTATAAGCACCTTTAGTACCACCAATGTCTGGCATGCCTCTTACTGTTGATAAAGTAACTTTAACATAGTTACCAACTGACATTTGTAATGATTGTTCATTTTCATTCACAAAGTTTCTTGGCTTATCTACTGCAACATATTTAGTCGCTAGGTTTTCTATTCTAAATCCATTTACATATGCAGTTGAAGGTTCAACTCCTACTGCTAATTTAGTAGCACTTCCGCCATTACCTGATGTTAAGTAACCACCATTACCTGATGTGTTGTCTAAATGTTCTCTTATATCAAGTGTGAATGGTCTTACTGAATAGTTTCCAGATTCTTCATGTGTTCTTCTTGCTAATCTTGAAGTAAGTTCTGTTCCGCCAGTTTTAGTTGCGGTTTCAACTTGAATAACTCCAGCATTAATTTTCATTAACAGAATATAATTACCGAAAGTTGTATTCGGTGATGTTAAAGATTCTTTAATTAATGCAGTTGATATTTTATATCTGTGAGCACCTGGAGCAGCATAGTTTGGAGCTCCTAAAGCGTTATCTGTTAGTGAAGGATCTGTTGAATTATCAGTATCAAAAGTTTCTGTAACGTTAAGACCAATAATATAACTTGGTGTATTAGTATACTTGTCAAGAATTAAAGATTGACCTGCTACGTATACAAACGTTCCTGCTATGAAATATGAACCTTCTTCTATGTTAACTACAGCACCCTGACCTACAGGAGTAATTCCTGTTGCTCCTACTTTTCCAAAGAGCGCAGAGCCTGCACTGTTAGAAAATACTTCGCCAGCTATAAATTTCTCTACTGTCTTATTAGCTCCACCAGAATTTATATATCTAATATATAATGTGGCTGGATCTGATCCAGTTGCTGCAATAGCTTGTAATACAAAAGCACTTACTTGGTTACCACTTTGACCTGTTCCGGTAATGGTTGTACCAACTAAAGCAACTAAATTAGCCCCTTGATATGTAGTGTTATATGTAGTTGATGAATGTGTAAATGAAGCATCTGTTAATTTAATAAAATCATATTCAGTATTGAGAGTAACTTTACCACCTATAACTCTTGAACCATCTTTAAAATTATACTGACCTAATCTATCTAGTTGGGCTTGAAACGCAGTTTGTAACTGAGTTAATTCCCTCGCTTGTACTGCATGGCCAGGCCTAAATTGAATTCGATGATAGTTTTTGCTCTCATCAAAGTCATCATAGTAAGGACTAATGTTATAATTTCTAACTCTCGTAATTCCCATATTTTTCTCTCTTTAAACTCTTTTCTTAGAATTCAACAATTAATTTAATATCTTCAATTTGTGATGATGATCTGTTGATAGGATCTCTATTCTCTAAGAATATTAATTGACCACTATTACTTTTAACTTCCGGACCATATCCGTTTACCGATTGGCCATACCATGAGGTGCCATTCGTTTGATCTAATGTTGCAGATCCACCGTTTGGTAATGTTCCTACTATAGTATCTGATTGTGTTGGAAGAGCGTATCCAGTTTTTGAATTTTGATAGTAATATAATACTTTATTAGTAGTATCAATTTCAACTAGGTATGCTTTAAAGCCAGCGCCACCACTTTTCTGTATAACTTGGTCTACTGCAAATCCAGTTAAACTCGCAGATGATGCAAGTTTTAATGATTTCCTAGCTCTCAATGTTGAAGCTGTTGCAACTGTATCTGTACCAAAAGTAGTTGGATTTTTAATTAATGAAATCTGTCTGAAATCATTTCCTACTGTTAAATCACCACCTTCCGAACCAGTTAATTGAGTATTAATAGCTACAAAGAATGCACCTAGTTCTGAAATAGGATCAGTTCCATGCCCTTTTGGAGGTGCAATAACACCCCTTGCTGTTGCACCAGTTCCGCCACCCCCACTTAGTGTTACATCAATTACACTATAATCAGTTCCTTTATTAGTTACATTGATTTTTGTAACGGCTCCACCAGCTATTACGGCTGTTCCTGCTGCAGTTGTTCCGTCACCTGTTATAGTAACAGTAGGAGCACTAGTATAACTTGTACCACCTGCAGTAATTTCGAATCTTTCAATACCTGCTGCATTAGCATGATCTCTTGAATTAATTTGAGCTGTTTGGTTTGCAAAGTTAACATCAGTTGTAGCAAATCTACCAAAGGTTAATACGGTTGTATCAGGTATTGTTCTAGCAGTTGATAATACCAATGCCGTTCCACTAATACTTGCTACTGTAGTTGCTGCAGATATACCAGATCCTGTTACCAATTGACCAGCTTTAACGAATGTGTTTGAAGCTGCTAACGTTACTGACGTTGAATTTGATACCGCGCCACTTACTGTAGCAACACTTGGAAAGCCTAATGTATTGACTGGCATATATGAGGTTGTTAAGAATTTTTCAGCATCTACAACTGTGACAGTGAACATATATTTCCATTTATATCCATCCGTCTCTGCAGTTGGAACAGTATTAATATGTACTGGTTCAACTAATGAAACCGAAGCTCCTGCTTCTATACATTTGTATACTTTAAATTCTGATGTAATGACATAGAATTTTTTATCGTATATAGTTGCATCATCTGAATCCCAACCAACATAGGAAGTACTACCTGTCCAGGTATGTCTTGGGACAATATGAGCTACTTCTCCTGCAGTTATTTTTTTCATACCAATCATGTTTTGGTATGCTTCAGATAAATCATCGATTCTGTCTGAAGGTGTGAAAGGTGTCGTATCAGTGGTATCACTTGTAGCATTAGACCATGCGTCCGATTTACCAATGGCTACATACACACTTGAAGAAGTAGATGATACGTCCTCTTTAAAGTTTTGAGCATTGACTACTCTGAATGGTGTTGTTACTATTGCTGTCATTATTTTATTCCTGATGTATAATTGTTTTGGTGTTATAGTTATTTATAACACTTGAATACGAGTTTTGAATAGTATTGTCAGAAAAAAAGCTTATTGGATATCCATCCCTAAACTTTTTGTTTGAGTAATACGATTCTTTTTTATTGTTAAAGTAATTATTATTAATTAGAGTCCTAAAATTAGGGCTGTTAACTTCCGTGGCCACATGATTCAACATAATAATAGCTATTTCTTTAACATCTTGTGCTCTTTCTTCAGAGGAAGTTGCGGAATCTATTCTTACTTTAGGCTGTGTGACATAGCCGAAACCTACATTAAGTATTTCAACTGCATTGATTTGACCATTCGCACCGATTGTAGTCCTTGCAGTTGCTTGTACATTTGAAGCTAAAGGTACGCCATCTGAATCTTTAGCAGTAGGAGCATCTAATATAATGCCTGGTGCAGAGAAGTAACTCTTATTTGCAAAATTAGCTTGTGCGATAGCTGCTATTTTAGTTTGGTTTGTATTAGCAGCAGGAGATGCCGAAGCAGTAGCATAATTATTACCACCACTACTGATTGTTACTGTATCAATTCGGCCATTACCATCTATTAAGGATGATATACTAGCATCTGAAATCGTTTGTCCTGTTACTGCGTCACCTGATACTGTGATAGCAGGTCCTGTATATAATTTTTGTCCATTGACAATTGATTCAGTTGCTAAATTTACTGGATATCCGAATCCCGGATTAACAATACTCACACTAGAAATTACATTAGATGCATTAAGATTTACTGAGAGTTGTCCAGATTCATGTCGCTTAGCTTCTAAATTTGGTAAGAAGGTTGATGCAAACATTTCTACTAATAGAGCCACATCTTCTGCACCAATAACACCGGGTTGTAATCCAGGCATTGATGATAATGTTTTTCTATTTAATCTACCGTAGACATCTTTATATGTGTATACATATCCAGGCTGACCAGGAACTGGTATCTTACCAGCAGTTCCTTCGCTGAATCCTCTATCTAGTTCAACTAAATCTTGTCTTACGTTATCGCCTAATACTGCACGAGTTAATTGAGTTAAAATTAAAATTTCACCAAAGAATATAAATCCTGCAGGATGCACTAATTTTTCAAATGCTGGTCCCCAATCACTTAAGTTCTTACCAGTTCGTACTACGTATGAAAACTTTTGATAGAACTTGGAATCTTGTAATTTAATATTGTCTGATAAGAATCCTTTATGGTCCAAATATCTTTCTAGACCTGTGTCCCATTTACCCGATGAAGGTATTAATGTTTTATCAAACGGAAATTCAGTTTCTACGTTTTCATTAAATAATAATCTAAAGAAAATTTCAATTGAATCGGTAGTTCCTTTTAGCTTATAAAAATCTACTATGTTTTTATATAAAGATCTTTTATCTACTGTAAGATTTCTTGGTATCGCTTGAGCTATTTCTTTTTGCATTAACTCTAAATAATCATCTGTGTTTTCGTCAATGTTTAATGCTTCTTCAATAGCGTTTAGAATATATGATGGTCCAGGACCAACCCAATGTTTTACTGGGGTTGTTAATACTGCGCTTTTTGTATTATGATTAACATAACCTGCAGCACCAGCGACTGGAAAGAGTACAGAGAATGTTTTACCGACTTCAGTTGTAAGATTCTTTAATGTTCCGGGTAGTTCATTACCGTTTGATATTTGTACGGTCGCATTAGTTAATGCAATAGTAGTAGTTGAAGGTGGTGTTGTATCATTAGTTAATACTAATGTTGAGTTTGCACCATCAAAGTCTGAAAAGAATTCGTTATTGTCTTGTGTTGGATCTTTAATCCTAAACACAGCTCTATCTGAATTGATAATATCTGTGAATACTTCAGTTTGGTCATATATAAACTCATCCATATTCATGAACTTATAGTATTCTTCTAATAGAGTTTTTATATCTGCTTTATCAGGACCTCTATCAGAATCACGTAATATTTCACTAGGAATTAATTGGTCTATACGTAAAACTTCTTTCGTCTTTCTTTTCATAGAAGCTTTCGATTCTATGTAAGAAGGATTAATTGAATCTGATCCGTATTTTGGCATTATGTACTCGATCTAAATCTTGATGTTGTGGTATAATCAATACTACCAGAAGAACCTGATACAGCGATTGAATCTCTTTCAGCTGTCATAGTCGTTCTAGATGCATCGATAGAAATTAATTCATCTCTCTTAGGAGCAATATCTAATGAATTAGGTACAATACTTATTCTAATAACTGTCGCATCATCTGGTATAAATGTATGAAGAATTACAGCGCCTGTTCCAGGATTTACTGTTCCAGCATTGTCTATGGTTGTAACCTTAGTGGTTCCTATTAATTTGTATGCAAACACTTGTCTAACGTCTGAATCAACGATTGCTTTATCTCCAAAGTAATTATCAATTCCACCTTTTTTAAACGCGGTAGATGATATACATGATTCGTCTAATCCACCAGGAACATAGAAAGACCCTGCATAATTTAAAGTAAAGTTGTTAGCCTCTGTTGTAAGAGGAGTAATATTTTTAAATAGGAATGGTCTTACTGTTGAGTTAAGAATAGCAGGATCAGATGAATCGATTGCTTTTAACAAAGCCGAATGTCTAAACACACCATCAAACTTATTTAAATCATTTAATGAATAATCGTCGATAGTATCT